ATTGCGTGGAGCATTTGCCTGCAGTTCAAAACATAAACGGCGTTAATGTGCATCCGGCGTGGGGCGTTTTCGGGTGTAGCTTAGTAACTAAAAAAGCATTCGATACAATAGGATATTTCAACACTGATCAAGACCCATACGGGATGCAGGATAGTGATTATTCTTATCGCTTACATAAAGCAGGCTTTTTGAATTATTACATTCATGGTATGTCTTCGACCCATGTAGGGGCGGACGTTGGCAATGGCTCTGAATATCGTAAAATGAAAGATGAAGGTTTAAATAAGGCGGGGGCAATTTATGGTAAGTGGTGCAGGATTTATGATAGCGGAAAGCTTTACCTACCCTATGAGCAGGAGAATTACATTATCGAAATGAATCAGTATTATGAGCAATAAACAAACATTCATAAAGTATGAAAACGAATGGATGACGGTAAGGTCAGGCTTTATTCGTGAGTTGACAAATGAATGTAAAAGTGAGGTTGAGCGTATTTATAAAGAGGAGATTGATATTAACTGGCTTCCTAACAAATGGTGCAAGGCTTGTTACTTTGATGCGATTAGAAGATTAATAATTAAATTTGGACTATAATGCCATTACCGAATAAGAACGAAACGAAAGATGATTATCTGCAAAGGTGCATGGGAAGTAGTGAAATGCAATCTTACAACCCTGAGCAACGATACGCCGTTTGTAATTCGTATTGGAAAGAGGAGAAGTTAAAAAAGATATTTTATAAAGAACCTAAAACAGTATTTGATAATGGCAAACGAACTAAATGAAAAGCAGGAGCTTTTTTGTAAAAATTACGTGAGTAAGGATTTTTTCGGAAGCGGTGTTGAAAGCTATGCCGCTGCTTATGGACTTGACTTAACGAATCAAAAAGATTACAATAATGCAAAGGTTGCTGCGAGTAAATTGTTAACAAATTCAAACATCCTTTCACGTATCAATGAGGAATTGGATGCCGCTGGGTTGAATGATAATTTCGTGGATAAGCAATTGCTTTTTGCCATTACTCAAAATGCGGATTTAAGTTCAAAGGTTAGGGCAATTCAGGAGTACAACAAACTGAAACAAAGGATTATTGAGAAACTTGAAACCAAAAACAATAACAAAATAACTGTTGAATATGTTAGTACGGCTTCACAAAGCCCAAATGATACAGAAAATAAGACAAACTATAGTTCCAACTAATTTCTGTGGACTTGGACAGAAAATAAGACAAACTATACTTCCAACTAATTTCTGTATATGTTAGTGCGACTCCCGGAACTTCACACGAATCAGAAGAAAATAAGGCAGGAGTCTAAGCGATTTAACGTTTTGGATTGTGGCCGTAGGTGGGGCAAGTCTAAGTTAAGTATCAACCTTTTGGTTGAGGGCGCATTAGAGGGCTATCCTGTGGGTTATTTTGCCCCGACGTATAAACTACTCGAGGGAACGTTTAAAGAGTGCTATAATGCCTTAGAACAGGTAATAAAGCGAAAGCATGATCAGCAGTTTATTGAATTGGTTACGGGCGGGATTATTGAGTTTTGGAGTTTGGATAATCCGAATGCTGGCAGGTCGAGAAAGTATAAGGTAGCGATTGTGGATGAAGCGGCATTCGTGAAAGACCTTTGGGAAGCGTGGACACAAAGCATTAGACCTACCTTAACGGACTTAAAGGGCGGTGCGTGGTTTATGAGTACCCCGAAAGGAAAGAACGATTTTTACAAGCTATGGATGCGTGGGCAAACGGGTGAGGAAGGATGGGCAAGCTGGCAGATGCCGACATCAACAAATCCTTTTATCGAAATATCGGAAATTTATTCAGCTGAAAAGGATTTGCCTGCATTGGCATTTAAGCAGGAATACCTTGCGGAGTTTAACGATAACGTGGCGAATCCCTTTGGCTTTCAGTTTATTAAACAATGTACGATGCCAATGAGTACCGAGCCTGCGGTTTGTTACGGCGTGGATTTGGCAAAGTCGTTTGACTGGACTGTGATTATTGGATTAGATAGATTTGGGCAGGTCAGCTATTTAGAGCGCTTTCAAAAGGACTGGAATATAACGAAGCAGATAATTACCCAACTACCAAAGGCACCGATTAAAGTGGATAGCACGGGCGTTGGCGACCCGATTGTTGAAGACCTGCAAAGGCAGCGGCCAAATGTATTTGGGTTTAAGTATTCAGCAAGCTCAAAGCAGCAGTTAATGGAGGGTTTGCAATCAGCAATCCATCAACGGAAGGTGGGCTTTCCTGAGGGGGTTATAACAAAGGAGCTTGAGAGCTTTGAGTATGAGTACACGAGAACGGGGGTTAGGTTTAATGCGCCAACGGGGATGCATGATGACTGTGTGAACGCCTTAGCGTTGGCATGGGCGCAATTTATGGAAAGGAAGCACGATGTAAAATATGTTTTTATATGACATGGAATGATTTAACGGTGGGGCAATATCAGCGGCTCTACGGGATATTAAAGCAAACGGACAAAACAAATTTGGATATCCTTACTGAGATTATCTCGGTATGTGAGGGGTATGCGATTGATGAAATAGACAGCTGGCCGTTCAGTAAGTTAGTGGAAAAGGAAAAGGAATATAAGTTTTTAGAGTCATTGGATTTTGATAAGACGGCAAAGAAATATATCAATATCGGGAAGATACGATATAAGTTTGTACATAAAATTCAGGACATACCCGCTGCAAGGTATATTGAATCAAAGCACTTTTTAAAAGAGGATTTTATAGATAATCTTCACAGCTTAATGGCTTCATGTGTTATGCCTATGCGCAAAACGTGGCGTGGGTGGGTTGAGGAAAAGTACGATGCGAAGCTGCACAGCCATTATGCGAATGATTTAAGGCAGGCGAAGTTTGTTGAGGTTTATAATTGCACGCTTTTTTTTTGTCGATTATACGCGGAATTGATAAAAGGTTTGGAGCCTTATTTGACAAAGGAGCTGGTGAAGATAACGACGGCGGACAGGATAGCGGAAGTTCAAACAGCTTTGCGGTTAATTACGGATGGATTTACAGTACCGAGCAAGTAGCGGAATTGGAGAGGATAAGTTTGGATTTAGCCTATGATATGAATATTTTACAATATTTGAGTGATTTGGTTTACATAAAAGAAAAGCAAAAGAATGAGCGGCGAATGATGGAAGAGATTAAAAGGAATTACAAATAGGTCAGTTTTTCTCATAAAAAGATACCCCGGCTTATTCTTAGGCAGGGGTTTTGTTTTTTAGGTATTTATTAAAAGATATGCCAACAATAGCACAAGCACAAGCGAAATTAGGGGGGAGTACATTTACCGGAACCGGTATATCTAAAGGCGTGTTTATGCCTAAAGAGGATATGCCTTTAGCGTCTCAGATGGTAGCTGAATACGTTAAAGAATTTGAGAGCAGGGTTGCAACAGAATTAGATCGCGTGGGGCGTGTAGATACTGGCGACCTTGCAAGTTCGATAAGTTATGAAACGACTGAAACGAGGAACGGGATAATAATTGAGGTGTTTGTAAATGATTATTACAAATTTGTTGATAAAGGTGTTAGGGGTGTGGGGCGTGGTAATATTAACACTACTTCGCCGTATAAATTTAGAACTTTAAACCCATCGAAAAGCCATCAAAATGCAATTCGCAAATGGTTAAAAAATAATGATGTAAAGTCAAGGGCAACGGATGTAAAGAAATACGGGGCGGTAGGTAGGGAGCAAAGGCAGCCTACGGATACGACATTAGCTTTCCTTGTTGCTCGGAAAATTAAAAGGGTGGGTTTACCTTACACGGGCTTTTGGGAGAAAAGCATTGATGCCGTGTTCAAAGACTTTGATGTAAAGATGTCGCAGGCTTTGGGTATTGATGTAAGGGTTAATTTAGAGAATATGGTAAAAGAGATTAAAAAGAAAAAATAATGGCAATCACTATTAAGAGCGCTCCTCAAGCGTCTGGTTATGTATCCGCAAATGAAGATGTTTGGCACGTGGCAGATAGCACGAATAAAGCGGTCGTAGGTTTTAAGTATCTTTTTGATATTTACAAGGGCGCTGAATTACTTACAAGGGTAACGAACAGCCCGTATGGTAATGACCAATACGGGGTTATAAATGTCGGCAATATTGTGAGATCGGCGGTGGCAGTGGATACGCTGGCGGATATAGATATGCAAAGCACTTATAATACATATTCGGTGTTAAATGCAGGCGCTGACTTTTGGTGGGGTGAGTACGATGTAAGGTATGGTGAGGTGTGTGGAACAACAACTACAACAAACGATGCTTCAGGCACTTATCGTGTTTATAATACATACAACAGGCACCCGCTTCACAAGGCAGGGGCTGCGCTAAGTAGCGGTACGGTGTATTTGACAAACCGACCGAATGAAAGTTACTTTTATATCGGTGAGCCTGTGATATTAAGTTTTAACGGAAAACGATTATCGGCGGGCAATGAGTTCGATATATGTATTGCGGGTGGCGAAAATACGGTTACGGCTGTGGATGGCTTTCACTATTTCAGTGTAAATGGATTAAGTGGGGATGTGGATGTAGAGATTGAAACGAGTGGCACCGTGCTGGCTACAAAGAAACTAAAAAAACGATGTTCGAAATATACGCCATACACATTGATATTTTTAAACACCTACGGGGCGTGGGATAGTTTTACTTTTGTTAATGGCAATGTATTGACTGACAATCAAAAAAAGAAATTTGAGCAAAGCGAATGGAAGTTGAGCGGCTTTAATATGGTCAATAAAACGGGAAAGGTGCTATATGAAGGGATGCGAACGTATGGCAGTGAGTTTAATACGAAGATGAAGCTTACAACGGATCTTTTAAATAGTGATGAATATATTTGGCTGTTTGAGTTAATCGTTTCTCCTTTGGTGTATTTATGGGATAAAACGGCAAACCTTTTCCATCCTGTGCAGATTATGGATAGCAATTATGAGATAAAGAACAGTTTGCAGAATAAGACAGAAACATTGGATATTAATATCGAGGTGTACAAACAAAATACTCAGTACCGATGATTTATGAACTATTTTTGGAGGGGCAATTAGTTGATATCCGTCAGGATTTAGGGATGCAGCTTAGTTACAATATTGATGATGTTAATAAGTACGGCAGCCGGGATACATCATTCAGCAAAACGATTGTTTTACCGGGTACGGCAAAGAACAATAAGATACTGGGCTTTGTGGGGGAACTTGGGAGCAATAATCCATATTTGCCCGGCAATGAAAATATAGGCGTTAATTTCAACGTGGCGCAAACCACTAAGGCAGAGCTAAGGGCGAATGGTCTTTTGCTTTTAAAGGGCGTTTTTAGGCTCACAGGGATTGTAAAGGAGCGGGATATGATAGAGTATGAGGGCAATCTATTTGGTGAGCTTGGCGGGTTTATTGCAGCCATTGGGGCGGATAAGTTAGAGGATTTGAATTTCAGCGAATATAATCATACGTACACACGGGATAACATTGTGAATAGTTGGGATACGATAAACGGGTCGGGTTATTATTATCCATTGATTGACTATGGCACCTACTCAACCCCTGAGAAAAACCCTGGCAGGGTAAAAAGGGATTATGATTACAGGACATTCCGCCCTGCGTTATTTGTGAAAGAGTATATCGATAAGATGTTTTTGCCTACAGGATACACCTATGAAAGCAGTTTTTTTGATAGTGCTTTTTTTAAGAAGTTGATAGTACCGAGTAATGTAAAGGAGTTGCAAAAATTGGAAAGCGAAATTCTATACGCTTATTTACCTACTCCATTTAATATCGGTGTGTTCCCAAATTTAGTTCAATACTTT